AGCGTCCTGAATAACTTTATCCCGTTCGCGTGTGCTAAACATCGCCTTGCCCAGAACTTCGAGTTTGCGGTAGTGTCGCCGCATAAAGGGCAAGCGTTCTACACTAGCAAAGTGCCGTGCGCAACTGATGCCAAACAGGCATTCCTGTGCGGAGCCGTACAGTTGTTGGAGCGCGTGATTATAATGCGCCGGGCGATCAACACGGGAACCAAAGCCGTTTACGGCTTCATTCAACTCTCGCAACCAGTACCGGCTTTCGGGGTTGGTGTTAAACATGTACTACATCTCCTTGCTTATAATATGCAACGATTGACGACACAACCGAGCAACGCATTCGCTGAAGCTTTCACCGGGCTTCTGTGCATCTTTAACCGCAGCGGCAATGTCAGGGGGCACGGTGATGGTCTTGCGCACGTAGCGCGCCTCTGGCCTGGGCGGGCGCCCCGTCTGGTTCGGACGCCGCCCGCCGTGGGTTCGTTTTGGCATCAGTGGAATTCCACCTGCAAATCATCATATTTAACACACCAATCATACATCACGTCACTCGCTTCCAGGTGTGCATCGCTATCGGTGTCAAAATGAAACGAGTATGTGATCATGTCATACTCTTGTTGGGGGCCATCCCAATTGTTGCACAACTGTTTGACGCGGTGCAATACCTTAATCTGGTGTGGAAAATCAGCGGGCATTGTGGCGAACATTATGGTTGTTGTGTCGAGTTCCATTGCCGTGTCCTTTCAGTAATGTGTATGTCTAACTTGCTTACAATCATACCATAAGCAAGGTGTTTTGTCAAGGCTTTGTGATGCGGAATAGGAATTGATTTATGGCGAAGCGCACCGTCACAATTGAGGGACTGCCCGAACTCAAGCGCAAACTACTAGACATGTCCGAGGAGATGCGACAGGCGAAACTGGAGGCGGCGGTTCTTGCTGGTGGGCAACTCATTAAAAACGAGGCGCAAGTGAGAGCGCCCGTCAAGACTGGCACGCTTCGACGCTCCATCACCGTGCAGATCAGTGAGAGCAGCGCCACGAATGCCAGCGCAGCCATCGGGACGAACCTGGCCTATGCGCGGCGCATCGAGTTCGGCTTTAACGGGCGTGACAAACTTGGGCGGCTCTACAGCCAGCCAGCGCAGCCGTACCTACGCCCGGCGTTTGATCAGGAACGCGAGAACGCCTACCTGGAAATCCAGGACGCGCTACGGGATGCGATAAATGACGCCATCGATTGAGCAAGGATTATGGACATATCTTAAGGGCAGCATCACGGATTTGCGGCTCTATCCAGATAGACTACCGCAGCAGCCCGATCTGCCTGCTGCCATCTATCAGCGCATCAGTACCGCGCCGTCCTATACACACGACGGCGATACGTGCACCGATGATGTACGCATTCAGATTAGCGCGTTCGGTGTGCGCCGTATCGATGCCGATAGGTTGCTCGATAAGATCCGCGAAAAACTGTCGGGGTTCTCTGGCGATATGGGCGGCGTCAAAGTGGGGCGCGTGTTTCTTCGCAATCAGGTGGCAAGTTTTGAGCCGGATGTAGACTATTACGTATCCAGACAGGATTACATCATAGGACGGGGATGATAGCAGTATCAACAGCACAACTGGAGCGTCTCGGCATTGTGGCACGCCAGAAGCCTTTTGCTCTCATGAACGGCACAAGCGGACGCGTCGTCGGCCCGGTTGACGCGGTGTATGACGCCCTGAAATGGGTCATCAGTGTCGGGCGGAATGCGAACGGTGGGCACGTCTCAGTGGAGATTGAGCACACCCCCGACGGCGATACCTGGTACGCATACGATCCGCCGCTCGTGTACCAGACAACGAACGCGGGCGAGACGGCATATATTGATATGACGCGGGCGGAAGATGTGCCAGCGTCAACGATTGCCCTACGCGCCGTCATTCGGGGGCAGTTCGAACTGAACTGGCAGCATGCCGGAGTAGAGGTGGTGTGCCGCTATGTCTAATGTTTTGATTGCCATCCCCATCCATACCGGTATTCATCGGCGCACCCTGGACAGTCTGTTTCAACTTCAGCACAGCCGGGCATACCAGTCTGACATTGTGATGCTGCGAGGCGGCGACGAACATATACGCGACGCGAAAACGCGCATCGCCTGGAAATACAATCAAGCTCGCGATCTCTGCTTACGTGGTAACTATGACTACCTACTGACGGTTGAGCAGGATATCGTATTCGAGAAAGACGTGCTCACCCGGATGCTTGCAACGCTGGACGAACACGACGCCGATGTTGGCTATGCGCTCTACTGTTTCCGGCAGCCGCCGTTCTATCGCTGGAATGCGTTCCCGGCAATGGATAACGTGACGTTCACAGGTCAATCGCTCTCATTTTTCCCAGAGCGGGCGCGGGCCGCGTGGGGCCGTGTGATTGAGTGCGAAGGGCAAGGCAATGGCTTCACCCTCATTCGCCGCCGTGTTTTGGAGCGCATCCGCTACCGTGTAGAGCATCGCATCGGCGAAGGTGCCCACTCTTCACAGGATACGTATTTCGCTTTTGACTGCCAGATGGCAGGCGTTAAGCAGGTGTGCGACACCAGTATCGTCTGTGGGCATATCGACATGCAGGAAGGTGCGTTTGTCACGCTGTGGCCGGACATCAACGAAGAGAAAATGCACAGGATTGAGGCATGAGCGAGTACCCAGCACTAACCATTATCACCGCACTGAGCAGGCCGGAGTATCTGCCGGGCATATTTGACAGCCTGAACGCTGCCGAGGGCCACAACCTGGATATCCGGCATTACATCATTCATCCGCACGGCGCCACACATCCGGGTAATGGCCGGGCGGATATGGCGCGCAACGTTGACGCGGCACTCTCCAGCATCCGTGATGGGTGGGTTTGGATTTTGGATGATGACAACAGCGTGCATCCATCGTTCTTTCGGCGGCTAGAGGAGGAAATCGCAGCGCAGCCGGAGGCGCGGGCGTTCGTGTTCTCTCAAGAGCGCGCCGACGAGCGGCGTCTGTTGCAGGCGTCGCCAGAGAACGTTCGCATCGGCAGCATCGATACAGCGCAATTCGTGCTCCGCCGCGATCTGATCGGCGATATGCGGTGGTGTGAATTGCCGGTGCATGATGGGATTTTTATCCAGGAATTGTACGAGCAATATCCGGAAGACTTCCGCTTTGTGGACGAAGTTTTGTGCTACTTCAATCGCCTGTCTCACGGCGCGCCGCGCCATGTGATGGTCAATCTGGGGTGTGGTAGCGACGTGCGTGATGGCTGGATTAACATTGACAGCGCGCCCCGTGCAGGCGTCAAGGCGCACGACATTCGCCAGGGGTTGCCATTTTTTAACAACAGCGTTGACTACATCTATGCTAGTCACGTCCTGGAGCATCTCGACTATGCCGTCGCGTTAAAACTGATTGACGAGTGCCACCGGGCGCTGTTGCCTGGCGGCGTCGTGCGGCTTGTGCTGCCAGATGTGCCGCGCCTCCTCGCTGATTATGTGCGTGGGGACGTGTCGGACTGGGCAGGCTTCACGCAGTTCGTCTGCTCTGCCATTCCCGGCGTAGAGGAGCCGCAACCGATTGATTACGTCAACGCTGTTATTTTTAACGTGGCGCGTGACCCACATCGTTACGTCTGGGATGTGCCGCGCCTCTGTGATGTGCTACTGGCGGCGGGCTTTGCAACAGCGGAGCCGGTCGCGTTCGACAGTCGCATCGATATCGATGATCCATTTCGCACGAACCATAGTTTTTATGTAGAAGCTCGTAAGGAGGGCTAGATATGGCGACGATTACCGTAGTGGAGGGCGTAGGGACGTACCCGTCGCTGGCGTCGGCAAATGGCGCGGCCACAGGCGCGTGGGTTGACCTGGACACGGGCGCCAGCGCGAACAGTTTCAGCGCCAAAAAAGGCGACGTGCTGATCGTCTGGAATGACGCAGCATCGAGCGGTGATACCATTAGCGCGACCGTGGAAGGTACGAATAATCCGTATGGCGTCCAGGCTGATAAGGTCAAGGAAGTCAATGGTATGGCCTTCACCATCTTCGAGTTTGAGGTACTCGAAGGGTGGGTACCCGACGGCGGCTCGCTCGTGTACCTGACAGTTGAGGAAAGCGGCACCGCAACGGCGAAGGCGGCAGTATTCCGCCCGAACCAGGGCTAAGGGGGGGCATCATGGCAAACTGCCCAACAACCGGCGATGCTATCTGGGCATACGGCACGACGCTGTGGCGCTCCGATGGCGACGCCAATAACCCGCAATGGGAGCGCGTCACATTTATCAATCAGATCAATCCGCCCGGCGGCACGACCGCCGAAATCGAGACAACCCACCACGATACACCGGACGGTTTCACGACGTTTATCGGTGGATTAAAAACCACAGACGATATCGAAATGGTAGTCAACTGGCAACCGACCGAAACGTCACACCAGATGCTCTATAACGACTGGATTGCGGGATGCAACCGCGACTGGAAAGTTGAAGTCAAGAGTAACGAGAGTGTGATTGCAACGTTTGAAGTAACGGCGTTCGTCATGTCATTCAGCACTGAAACGCCCATCGATGGCCGGGCTGTGGCAAACATCACGCTCAAGCCGTCGGGCAAACCAACGCTACTATAGGAGGAACCATGCTGCTCACACGCGAGCAAATTGAGACACGAGAGCAGCGGTACCGCGATATCCCTGTCCCTGAATGGGGCGGGGATGTTCGCATTGTGCCGATGTCAGCCGCAGACTTGCAGGTATTTTTGAAGGCAAAAGAGGGCGGCGATGTAGCGCGGGCGGGCGTGCAGGTACTTGCACGCGTCATGATCGGCGACGATGGTGAGCGGCTCTACTCCGATAAGGATGTTGACAAACTCTACAGCCTGCCAGGGACAGCGGCGGTCATGGCAACGCTACTACCTGAGATCCTGGAATTCAGCGGTGTCGATAAGGCGCGCCAGGAAGAGCTAGCAAAAAAATCCGCGAGCCTCAACGGCGTCTCCTCTACCGACTAGCGTTGCAGGCGGGCGGGCGCTACATCGTCAACCCATACGCGCTCCTAGAGGAGATGAGTGCAGAGGCGTGGGTGTTGTGGCAACTGTACTACGATCTCGATCCGTGGGGTGAAGAGCGCGCCGATCTGCGCTCTGGAATGATCGCGGCGGTAATTGCCGAGACAAATCGCGACCAAAAGAAACGCCGCAAGCCATACCAACCGAAGGATTTCATGCCTGAATTCGACAGGCCAGCGCCGCAACCGCAGACGCCTGAGGAGCAGGCCGCTATTTTACGGATGTGGGTACAGGCGTTGGGCGGCGAGGATAGGACACAGGCTGCATAATGGCTGATGTGTTAGAACAACTAAATGTCCTGCTTTCTCTGGACGCGTCCGAGTTCGACCGCGGCACGCGTGATGTCGCCAACCGTGCAGAGCGCAGCGGCAATCGCATTAGCGGCGCGCTGTCTGCTGGGATGGGCGCGGCAGCGACAGGC